GATGTCCATGCCATCGTCCATACGCTTGAGTGCTTCCTTCGCCATGAATTCGGGATTCATGCCAGGGATCTGCAACAGGATGGGGGCGATGCGTTCAAAGTTCTGCATCTGGATCGCCTTGTTGGGGCGACCATTGGAGCCGGCTTCAACCTCCAGCATCAGCTCGGAGGCAATCTCATTGATAGCAAGCTGCGGCCATACGGCGCCAGGTCCGGCAATCTTCATCACCGTTTGCTGGTCCATCTGCTCAAGCAACACCTGGCCGGTGGTACGCGCCATCTCGCCTAGGAAGTCCTCAAGGTCGTCTACATTGGACGAAAGGCTGGACATACGGCTGCCTTCGGCGACGGATACTTCCGTGGCTGTGGATGCTGACGTACCGCCTAGGTTGGCTTCCTGGCTGCCAACCACCCGCATCATGTCATCCAGTAGCATGGACGTGTCGTACAGGCTAGGATCGATGGGGTTGTGTTGGACCGGCTGGAGGATGGAGTTGACGGCCTGTCCAGGAGACAGGTTCTGTAGTTTGATGACAGCGTTGGCCGGGTGGGACTGGAGGTTGGTGATGTCCTTCTCGGACAATGCACCTTCATAGGTCGCGTACAGGGGGCGGTTGGCGAAGCGATGCTCACGCAAAGCCTGTCGCGCGCGGTTGTATTCCCGCTGGACTGGCATCAACAGGCGGACGTCGGATGGAGGGATGACATCCTTTTCGGATTCAACCTCATTGAAGATCAGCGGGAAGAAAGGCCAGAATCGTTCTAGTTCAAGGTGGGGAGGTTCTGGTTCCTTGATGAAGTCGTGATAGCCATCGCACACGACATACAGCATGCCGTCCTTCTTGGAGTAGATTTCCCACACCACGGCCTTCTGGCAGTCTTCTTCGCCTTCGTTTTTGTCTTCATAGGCCGTGTATTCCTTACCAAGGTCAATCTTGTAGATTTCCTTCACGTCCTCGACATCGAGGATAAACTCCTGGGCTATCCAGTCAGCGCCGACGAAGCCGGACATCTGACGGCACTTCGGATCTACGATGACCGTGTGGGACATCGGGAAGTCAAAGACAACGCCTTCCTTGATGATGACGTCCTGCTTTTCCTTGATGCTGTCCAATAGCAGTCGGAGCTGCTCCATCTTGGCGTGGTCTTCAGAGAACTTCTCGTCGATGCGGTCAGCGGTAAGACGCTCCAGGGTAGACAACTGCTCGGTGATGTCGGTGATACGCTCCACGTCTTCCGGTCGCTTCTCCATGACCCGGTGGTAGCCAATCTTGACGTAGCCAATTCCGTTCACGCATGTGCGACGGACGAGCTGTTTCATTTGCCCCTTGAAGCTGGGCTGCTGTTCCTGGAGCTGGTGGTGAGCGACAATCTCCATCGTCTTCGCTACTCGGTCGAGCATGCGGCGACGCTCAAAACCCTGCTGCGCGTCCTGGATCGTCTGCATCATCGTTGGATCCATTGGCTGCCCGGTGGTCATCGAATTCTGCATGGACGTCTGGACGGCCTGGAATGAAGACATGTCGCCTTCCCATGTGGCAAAGTCCAGAGTCTCGCGTCGCTTGGCGACGAACTTGGGATTCTTGGCGTACAGGGCGGAGACTCTCTGGCCGACGTGACGCTGGACAATGTTAGCGACGTATCGGTCATCGTTGTCGTTGGACGACCATTGCTTGCCCATGTAGAAGTCCGTGTCTTCCTTCATGCGGTCGAAAGACTTCTTCCAATGCTTCTTGGCATTCTCGACCTTTTTAATGAGGGACTTGACGAGAGAGGCGCGGGACGGACCAGGCGCAACGGTGTCGCGCTTGATGCCGGTCTGCATCGGTTCTTCCGGCTGCATCGGATCTACAGGCATTGCCTCGCTCTCGTATTCGTTTTCCATTTGATGTATTTATGTTCAGAAGCCGCCCATCTGCAAGAGATTGCGTCGTGCCTCGTCCCACTTGCCGGATAGCTTGACCCAGGCTAGGGTTCCGCTCTTGGGGATATCTGATGGCTTTTCGTAGGTTCTGGCTGCACTTACCATGCTACTTAACAGCAGGCCGACCAGACCCATAGCGTCCACGAAGTCATCGTGTCTGGCAGATGGGAACTTGAGCATTTCGGTTTCAGCGTCTGCCCACCAGGGGGCGAACTTGGGGAAGAATACCTTGCCCATTGCCATGCGTCCACGGATCGCCTGTGCGCGTGTTTGCTTGTCCTTCACAGGGGTAATCTCCTCAACGACCGTCCAGATGCCCCGCTCTTGCTGGACTTTACGGAGGAACGGACCGATGGACTGGGAGATATGACCGCGTTCTGCACCCCACTTGGCAGGCTTATGCCGGGACATCAAGTCGATCATGCCGTCGATGACCTGGTCGGTAGACGCTCGACGCCACCACACGTCCGGCAAAATCCACACGTTGTCTTCCTCGTCTAGGCCGAATGGCATCAGCACGGTCTTGTCAGCCGTCTGGGCGGTAGACACGGCATGGTCTGATACGCAGTAGTATCGGAGGTTCTTGGGCAGTTCGTGAGGGTAGGGCTTTAACCAGTCGCGGCGGAAGAAGTCACCGTCGTCGGGTGTAGGCTTGCCTTGGTACAAGGCCGAAAAGCCTTTGGCGTTCAGCCGGCGAATCTCGTTAAGGAAGTCCAATCCGTAGCGTTCCGGCCATAGGGCTTGACCGACTGGTCGGTCCATAGGGTCGTTCTCCACGGCGATCGCCGGCAATGCCAGGATACGCCAAGCCTGTGCGTTCTCGTCGTTGTAGCAGGGATTCTTTGGGTCGGTGAGGCGACCCACTAGGTCATCCTCATGCCACCGGGTCATAATGATTACCACCCTGGCGCCGGCCATCAGTCGGGTCATAGCCACTTGAGTGAACCACTCCCATAGCTTGTCACGCTCTCGCTTGGAGTCTGCCTCCTCGCGGTCCTTGATCGGGTCATCGATGACCAGTAGGTCAGCACCACGGCCAGTAAGACCGCCACCCACGCCAACGAAGTTGGCTAGTCCGCCTTCCTCGGTCTGGAGCTTGTCCGATGACTGGCTGCCGGTACGCAGCTTACAGCCAGGGAAGACCTGCTTGTATGCAGGAGAACGCATAATCTCACGCACGGATCTGCCAAAGTCTTGCGCCACGTCCGCGTTGTAGGTGGCGAAGATGACCTGTCGGTATGGGTCTTTGCCCAAGAACCAGGCAGGGAAACGACGCGACGCCAGTTCGGACTTACCATGTCGAGGTGGCATGGAGATAATCAGACGCTGGTACATACCCTTCTCAACCTGCTCCAGGGCCGCACATATAGTTTCGTGGTGCTTGACCGGCTGGTATCTTGACTTGTCTACGTTGTCCGGATCTTCCGGGTCTGGCATGGTCATGCCGGTGAAAGAGATGAGCGACTCCCTTGCCATCTTGACGCGGAGCAGCCGCTGGGCGGCAGATAGCTGCGCCTCTACTTCGGCAATCTCGGCCTGCCTTCGTTTCTCTTCGGCGTTGGGTGCCTTGCGAGCCATTACGCCTGGCGGACAGGCATCCAGTAGTCCGTGCCGTTGACGGTTATCTTAACCTCGTAGGGATAGAATGGGTCGCCGCTGGCGTTGTAAGGGGTGAAGTCCCTAAAGGTTTGATACCAACTACCGTTCATGCGGACATAGGATGTACCGTCGTTAGGAGCATCGCCAAAATTTCCGCCACTTGGACCTTGTTCGCCTTGCGGACCTTGCGGACCTTGGTCGCCCTGCGGACCTTGGCTACCGCCCATACCTTCATTGTCCCAACTCCAAATAAGCTGCCCACCGTCATACTTTAAAACCTGTCCACTACTTGGCTGACTTCCGTTGATAGAAGATGTCGCACCATTGGTCAGACTTGAAACAATTGCAGAAAAGTCATAACTCCAACCACCACCGCCACCGCTGTTTTGGTCAAAATTGGAGAACGGTTGCCAGTCGTTGTTGTAACGAACATACGCAGTTCCATTAGCAGGTGCATCACCAATGCCACCGCCACCTTGCTGGTCGTAGTTCGACAGGGGTTGCCAAGACTGATTGATGCGGACGTATGGAGTGCCGTCGTACATTGCATCTGAAAAAGAACCGCCATCGTTGCCGTTGCTTCCAGGCGGACCTTGAGGGCCATCGTTGCCCTGCGGACCTTGGTCGCCTTGCGGACCTGTGAGAGTTGCCGTAGTCTGGATTGAACCGTCCGGGAAGGTGATGCCGGAAGCGGCGTAGGTTGCGGCAGGGACATCGTCCATCAATCGAAACTCAAGACCGTCAACCTTCAAGTGAGCAACGGCAGGATCGTGCAATGGGTCAACTGGTCCAGCAATATCGACGGCAGTATTTGAATAGGATACCTGTCCTTCTGGGCCAGTTGCGATGACACCACTCGCCCGCATCTGGGTGTTCCTTGTCTCATCCTGGACCGTGATGACGTCATGCTCGATCCACGCGGAGTGAGGCGTCCCACCCATATCCTCAAAGCCGATGTATTCGTTCGTCATGTACGCCGTGACGTTCGGAGTGTCGATGTGCTGGATGGCAATCGAGTCGTGGGCGATAGAGACGCCCAGTTCGTTGATGTTCTCGAAGACCTTAATCAGAGGAGGCGTGATATTAACGTACTCTGGTGCGATGTTGGCTACATTGATTCCAGTATGTGCAACCTCCACACCCCTGTCGTTG